CACCAGTTGCCTTGGAGCGCAACTGGGGCGCACGCGCCGCCAAGCATTCATCAGATTGAGGCGCTGAAGCATGGCTGATTTTGCAACTCTGCGTCGTCACTGCGGCGACACGTTGGGGCTGGCCGGGCTGTTCATGGAGGCGGCTGAGACAGAGCGGAGGATGCCGGCGGTGATGCGGAAGAGGTATCGCGTGGCGTGGCCGGAGTATGTGCCGGATCCGGGGCTGGCTTATGGGTACAACGAGACAGAGGTGCGGCTGGGGCCGGCGACGTCGGCAGAGGTGAGCCGCTGGGATGCGGCGCTGGAGCTGACCAAGCTGTGGGACGCGGAGGATGCTCGCCTGGTTTGGGCAGTGGCGCACAGCGCAGTTGGGAGGCAGCGCGGGCCAGCCTGGAAGAAGGTGGCGAGGCTGATGCGTTGTCACCCGGCGACCGTGAAAAGGCGGTTCGAGCGGGCGATTTTGGAAATGTGGTACAAGATGTTGTATTTGTGTTGACGATGCACACTAAATCTAGTAGATTTTTTCTACATTGCGGCTCCTGCCGCAATCAGTTTGGCCGCCTCCGGGCGGCTTTTGTTTTTTTGGGGTTGGCGTGTGGCTGGGAAACTGAACAAGGCGAGGATGCAGGCCGTCTGTGACGAGCTGGCGAAGGGGAAAAGCCTGCGCTCGATCTGCGACAATGATCCGAAGATGCCGCATTGGGTGACCGTGCTGCAGGCGGTGCAGCGGGACGAGGGCCTGTACGAGCTCTACAGCAGGGCCAGAGCGATCGGGGCCGAGGTGTTGGCCGACGAGATGCATGACCTGGCGGCTCAGCCGTTGCCGGACGGCTTGGATCCGAGGCTGGCGAACGCCGAGGTGCAGCGGCGGCGGGTTGAGATCGATACGAAGAAGTGGACCTTCGCGAAGATGCAGCCCCGCGGCGTGCGTCACAAGAAGGAAGACGTCGACCAGCAGCAAGGGCCGGTCACGCTGGTGTGGGGCCAGCCGGATGGCGAGCCGCCAGCTCAAGCGGAGCCGAAGGCCGACGTTGTGCGGCTGGTGGCGAACGACGGCGAGAGCACCCGTTAGAATGGGGCAGGGCAAGGCATAGCGCCACGCGCGCGGCCCGGCCTCGGCCAGGCGGGCCACCCCCGCCGCGTCTTCGCATAAAAAATGCGTAGGTCGGCCCAGCGATATCAATGACTTAGCGGACCCGTTCGCAAATCCTTCGCATCGCGGCGGGTAAGGCGGCCGGCAGGCCGGTGCCGATTTTCCTGGGCGGACCCCCCACCCCCCAAGAAAACCGGGCGCCGCTCACTAGACGATAATACGTCCAGAACTGAGGCTCATCGTGGTTAAGGCTAAGACAGCACCCCGCCCCATCCCGGTGCGTAAAAAGACGTGCATCGGCCAATCGCCGCTCAGCCGCCTGGTCCGGAAGGGCAACCGCCGCAAGCGCTACAGGGGCCAGGGCAAATGAGCCGCGACTACGCGAAGGAGTACCGCGACTTCCACGCGAAGCCTGAGCAGAAGAAGAACCGCGCCAGCCGCAACGCTGCCCGCCGCAGCCTGATGAAGTCTGGCCGCGTCCACAAAGGCGACGGCAAGGACGTGGACCACCGCGACGGCAACCCGCGCAACAACCGCGCTGGCAATCTGAGCGTCATGTCGCGCAGCGCGAACCGGGCGAAAAAGTGACCGCCGCCTGGACCCGCAAAGAGGGCAAGAACCCGAAAGGCGGCCTCAATGCAAAAGGCCGCGCCAGCTACAAGGGCGGCACGCTGAAGCCGCCAGTCAAATCCGGGGACAACCCCCGCAGAGCATCCTTCTTGGCGCGCATGGGCGGCATGCCTGGTCCCGAGCGCGACGAGAAGGGGCGCCCCACACGTCTTCTTCTCTCCTTGCGTGCTTGGGGCGCCGATAGCAAGGCCGACGCCAAGAAGAAGGCCGCGGCGATCAGTAAGCGGAATAAGGCAAAAGCATGAGCTTGTATGAAAATATGAACAAGCGGAAGAAGGCTGGCACCAGCCGTCCGAAGAGCAAGTCGACCGTCGACGACAAGGCCTACGCGGATATGAAGGCCGGCTTTCCGAAGAAGAAGAAAAAGTCGGTGATGGGTAGGGGGTGATGCATTACGCGGCCTACTGCATGCCTGACGGCGAGGGCAAGGTAGGCCTGTGCATCTTCCTCAAGGGCTTTGACACCCCCGAAGCGGCTGAGTGGTTCCTGCAACAGCTTATGGGGCCTTGGGAGGGCTGGGAAGACCCGGAAAGCGGTACGGTGCATTGAAGACCATCCAGATTGACTACACGCCGCGCCCGCTCCAGCGGGAGCTGCACCAGATGCTGGACCAGAACCGCTTCAACGTGCTGGTCATGCACCGGCGCTTCGGCAAGACGGTCTGCGCGGTCAACCACCTACTCAAGCGCGCGATCGAGGAGCAGAAGCCGAACCCCCGGCTGGCCTACATCGCGCCGACCTACCGCCAGGCCAAGAACGTCGCCTGGGACTACCTGAAGCAATTCAGCTCCAAGATCCCCGGCACGAAGTATCACGAAACGGAACTCCGCTGCGATCTGCCCAACGGCGCGCGCATCAGTCTACTGGGCGCCGAAAACCCGGCCAGCCTTCGCGGAATTTATCTCGACATGGCGGTGATGGACGAGGTCGCCGACATGCCGGAGAGCATCTTCCCCGAGGTCATCCGCCCAGCGCTGTCCGATCGCAAGGGGGCATGCGCTTTTATTGGCACCCCGCAGGGGCACAACTACTTCCACGATCTGTGGGAGGCCGCCGCCAGCACAGAAGGCTGGAAGCGGAAGATGTACAAGGCGAGCGAAACGGGCATCGTTGACGAGGACGAGCTCCAGGCCGCGCGCGCCACCATGACCGAAGATCAATACGCCCAGGAGTTCGAGTGCTCCTGGGTCGCCAACGTGCCGGGCTCGGTCTACGGCAGGGAGCTACAGGACGCCGATGATCAAGGCCGTATCACGACTGTTCCAGTTATGCGCGACCATAGGGTCGACACTTACTGGGATCTGGGCATGCACGATTACACTGCTATCTGGTTTGTTCAGCAGGTGGGTCGCGGCGCTGTGCATGTTGTGGATTTCTACCAGAACCAGGGCGAAGGCCTGCCGCATTACGTTAGCGCGCTGCATGAGCGCGGCTACACTTACGGCAACCACTACGGCCCGCACGATCTGGAAGTGCGTGAGCTCGGCACCGGCAAGAGCCGTCGCGAGGCTGCGTGGAACCTTGGCCTCAATTTTAGAGTCGTGCCGCGACTGCCTGTCGAGGATGGCATCCACGCTGCGCGGCTCCTGATACCGCGCTGCTGGTTTGATCGCGACAACTGCCGGGACGGCCTCGAAGCGCTCCGGCATTACCACCGCGCTTATAACGAGCGCACCCGACAGTTCCGCGACCAGCCTGTGCATGACTGGTCAAGCCACGCCGCTGATGCGTTCCGCGCCGCGGCGATCGGCCTGGAAAACCAGACCGCGTACAGCAAGCCGCCGCAGATACAGGCTGACATGGCCTACAACCCGTACGAATACGAAGGAGCAGCCTGATGAGTTTTCTTTCACCACCGAGCCCGCCGCCCCCGCCGCCCCCGCCTCCCGTGCCGCCGGATCCGCCGATCAAGCCGAAGGACACGAAGGAGCAGGAGCGTGTCGTTGAGCGCGCGACCAAGAAACGCGGCCTGCGCCAGGCGAACGTCACCGGCGGCCTGGGCCTGACGACCGAAGCGCCGACGACTAAGAAGACACTGCTGGGCCAGTAGCATGGATGATCCGCGCGCGACCGCGCTGCTGAAGCGCTACAGCACGTTGCAGACGCAGCGCCAGCATTGGGAAACGCACTGGCAGGAGGTCGCTGATTACACCTGCCCGCGCAAGGCCGACGTCACCAAGAAGCGCACCGGCGGCGATAAGCGTACCGAGCTACTCTTTGACGGCACGGCTGTCCACGCGGCCGAGCTGATGGCGGCCAGCCTGCACGGCATGCTGACGAATCCCAGCACGCCTTGGTTCGACCTCCGCTACCAGAACGACGACCTCAACGGAGACGACGAGGCCAAGGAGTGGCTGGAGAGCGCCACTGACGTCATGTACCAGCACATGGCGCGCTCCAATTTCTCGGAGCAGATCCACGAGCTCTACAGCGACCTGGTCGTATTTGGCACGTCGATCATCTTCATCGAGAGCGACGACGACGATGGTTTCCGCTTTAGCACCCGGCACATTGCTGAATGCTACGTCAGCGAGAACGAACAGGGGCGCGTCGACACGGTCTATCGTAAGTACAAGACCACGGCGCGCGCCGCCGTGCGGCAGTTCGGAGAAGCGAAGGTTACACAACGCATCGCTAAGATGAACACAGATGATCCTTACGCCGAGATCGAACTGCTGCACGTTGTTATGCCGCGAGATGATTACAATCCGCGGAAAAAGAACGCTCTGAACAAGCCGTTCGCCAGCATCTACATCGACCCGGATGAAAAGATGATCCTGGGCGAGAGCGGCTACGACGAGTTTCCGTACTGCGTGCCGCGGTTCCTCAAGGCCAGCTTCGAGATCGGATACGGCCGCAGCCCGAGCATGACGGCGCTGCCAGACACGAAAATGGTAAACAAGATGTCTGAGGTCGTCATCCGCGCGGCCCAGCTCCAGATCCACCCGCCCATGATGGTGCCGGACGACGGCTTCATGTTGCCGGTCAGGACGACCCCCGGCGGCCTCAACTTCTATCGCAGCGGCACCCGCGATCGCATTGAGCCTCTGAACATTGGCGCGAACAATCCGCTGGGCGAGGCGATGCTTGAGCAGCGCCGCCAGGCGATCAGGTCGGCGTTCTATGTGGACCAGTTGACGCTGGGCACCGGCCCGCAGATGACGGCGACCGAGGTCATCCAGCGCACGGAAGAAAAGATGCGGCTTCTCGGCCCCGTCCTGGGCCGTCTGCAGGCCGAGCTCCTGCAGCCCATGATCGATCGCTGCTTCGCCATCCTGGCGCGCCAGAAGGCTTTCCCGCCGGCGCCAGAGGGCATCCGCATGCTGGGCCTCGACATCGAATATGTCAGCCCGCTGGCGAAGGCGCAGCGCTCCGGCGACGTCCAAGGCATCCTGCAAATGATCGAGTTCCTGATGCCGCTGATGCAGCTTGACCAGGGCATCGCCGACTACCTCGACATGGACGGGCTCGCCAAACATATCATTAAGGTCACCGGCACGCCGGCGGCTGTGGTGCGCGGCGAGGGCGAAGTCGCTGGCATACGCGAGCAGAAGGCCCAGGCGATGGCGCAGCAGGCCGAGCTCGCCGCAGCCCAGCAGATGGCAGGCGCCGCTGGTGACGCGGCGCCTGCGATCCGCGCGGTCGATGAAACGAACCTCGACCTGGGCGCTCTCATGGGCGGCGCCGCGTGACGCCTAAAGAGCTGAAAGCGACCTACCGATCGGTGCTGAACAGCGCTGACGGCATCAAGGTGATGGAGGACCTCAGCGCCCGCTTTGGGCTCTGGAAGTCGAGCTATACGCCGAACTCAGATGAGACGGCGTTCCGCGAGGGGCAGCGCGACGTGGTGCTGTTCCTGCATTCCATGACGAAGGATCAACAACCAAAGGAGTAGTCCCTTATGTCCGACGAACAGGTAGCGGTGGCCGCGGAAGCGACAACCCCGTCTGAGAGTGAGGACTGGCGGTCAGTATTGCCACCAGAGATTTCGGCAGATCCATCGCTGCAGCACATTGGCAGTGTCGAAGCGATGGCGAAAAGTTACATCAACGCGCAGAAGATGGTCGGGGCTGAGAAGCTCGCGATCCCAGGCAACTGGGCGACCGACGAGGACTGGGCGCTGGTGTACAACAAGCTCGGCAGACCGTCTGAGGCCGCCGATTACGACCTGGGTGAAACCGAGGGGGATTTCGCCGACTGGTTCAGAGAGACGGCACACAGTAGCGGCCTGTCAGCGCGCCAGGCGCAGCAGATCGCTTCTGCGTATCAAGAGTTCGCCGGCGCGTTTACGGAGGCCAGCGAGCAGCAGCGCGAAGCGCATCGCGCAGAGATCGAGACAGAGTTACGGCAGGAATTTGGCCGCGACTTCGACAGCAAGATGGAGCGCGCTAACGAGCTTTTAAAAGAGTTCGACGCGCCCGACTTGACCGAGATCCAGCTCTCGGACGGCAGCCTGCTGGGCGACAACCCTGAGCTGGTTCGCTTCATGGTGCGCCTGAGCGACTACATCGCAGAGCAGGTCAGCGAGGACGGCCTCGCCGGCCGCGATAGCCGACCGGGCGTCAGCGATACCGACCTGGAAGCCCGCATAAGAGAGCTGACGGCGAAGAGCTCGCCGTACTGGGAGAAGCACCACCCAGACCATGACCGCATGGTCGGCGAGGTGCTGAGACTACGCGAGCAGCTTCATGGATAGCCAGGAGCTGCGACTGGAATGCCTGCGCCTAGCCGTTGAGTTCGGCAGCGCGCGGACAACCAACGACCCCGTGGATCTCGCTACGAGATACATGGAGTTCGTCAAATCCGAGGACAAGCCATCGGCCCCTCGGCGTAAGCCTGTGAGCAAGGCGGACCAGTCGGCCTAACCGACAGTGAGCCAGGCGCAAGCCTGACAACCCACGCAGAAACCATCTTCATCAACCAACTGTAGGAGCACCTGGTATGTCTACTCAGGTCACTACGGCGTTCGTCAATCAGTTCTCGGCGAACGTCGGCATGCTCTCGCAGCAGATGGGTTCTCTGCTGCGAGGCGCCGTGGACACTGAAAGTGTCACCGGCGAAAAGGCTTTCTTCGACCAGGTCGGAGAAGCCGCTGCGGTTGCGCGCACGTCCCGCCACGGCGATACGCCGCTGGTGGAAACGCCGCACAGCCGTCGTATGGTCAGCCTCACCACCTATGAGTGGGCCGACCTCATCGACGACGCTGACAAAGTCCGCATGCTGATCGACCCGACGTCTTCGTACGCCCGTGCGGCTGCGGCGGCGATGGGCCGTGCGATGGACGACGTCATCATCGACGCTCTTGGCGGCACCGCCAAGACTGGCAAGGAAGGCACGACCTCCACGGCGTTCCCTTCGGGCCAGAAGATCGCTCACGGCAGCGCCGGCCTGACCATCGCGAAGCTGGTCACGGCGAAGAAGCTGCTGGACGCGAACAACGTCGACCCGTCGATCAAGCGGTACATCGTTGTATCGCCCGAGCAGATCGAAGACCTGCTCAACTCGACCACCGTTACCTCGGCGGACTTCAACACCGTGAAGGCACTGGTCCAGGGTGACATCAACACGTTCGTTGGTTTCGAGTTCATCGTCTCCAACCGGCTGTCGGACGACGGCACTTCTCGCCTCTGCTACGCATGGGCGCAGGATGGCTGCAAGCTGGCGATCGGTAAGGACGTGATGGCTCGCATCGACGAGCGCAGCGACAAGTCCTACTCCACGCAGGTTTATTACTGCGCCACGTTCGGCGCGACCCGCATGGAAGAGAACAAGGTCGTTGAAATCGCCTGCAACGAGTAAGGAGGGCTGAACAATGGCTACTGTTTACAGTGACGTTCGGACTGACCTGACGCAGGACGATCCGAAAGAGTTTGTGCAGGCAAACCAGCTTGGCGGTTCAGTTCGTGTAGCCCGTGCGGCTTACGAAGCGTCCTCGCTTGCGTCTGGTGATGTCATCGAAATGTTTGCGTTGCCCCAGGGCGCGCGCATTCTCGGCGGCTACCTGTACAACGACGCTCTCGGCGGCTCCACCACCGTATCGGTGGGTCACGCTGCCTACACCAATGGCTCGGGTTCTTCGGTTTCCGCTGACGCGGACGAGTACCTCGCTGCAACTTCGACCAGCTCTGCTGGCCGTAATGACGTTGCCGCAACGCTCGCCCTTTCGGCGAACACCGAAGTCGATCTCGACCAGTCGGTGATCGACAACGAGTTTGTCGTCACGGCTACGATGGGCGGTGCTGCTGGCACCGGCACGATCGAGCTGATGATGATGTACGTCGTCGACTAATAGGGTTGGGGGAGCTTCGGCTCCCCCTTCTCTTTTGAGGAATTGAGATGGCATCTGACGTTGATATTTGTAACTCGGCGCTGAACATGATCGGGGCGAGCAATATCATCTCGCTCACCGAGGACAGCCGCGCCGCGCGTGTGTGCAATCAGCGCTACCAGTTTGTTCGCGATGCCGTGTTCCGCGCGCACCCGTGGAACTGCCTGATCAGGCGCACCAGCGTTGCCGCTGACAGCGACACGCCCGCTTTCGAGTTTAGCTACCAGCACACGCTGCCCACCGATCCTTACTGCCTGCGTGTGCTGCGACCGGAAGACCCGGACACCGTCTACAAGGTGGAGGGGCGAAAGATCCTTTCCAGCACCACGCCGTTCAAGTTCATTTACGTTGCCCGAATCACCGATCCAAACGAATACGACCAGCTCCTGACCGAGGCCTTCGCTGCGCGCCTGGCGGCCGATATCAGCTACGCGCTGGTTAACAGCGCGGCCCTGACGCAGAGCCTCTTCGCAATGTACGAAGCCAAGCTCGGCGAGGCTCGCTTTGTGGATGCGACCGAAGGGACGCCCGACAACGTGATCAACGTCGATCGCGCCAGCTATTCTGAGAGCGATATCCTGATCAGTTCGAGGTTCTGATGCCAAAGGTCAGCAAGGCCTTTGCGAATTTCACCGCCGGCGAGATCACGCCGCGGCTGTACGGCCGCACAGATATTGCGAAGTACGACAACGGCGCGGCGACGGTCGAGAACTTCATCGTGCAGCCGCACGGCGGCCTGACCCGCCGGCCGGGCACGCGCTTCGTTGCGGAAGTGAAGAACAGCGCCAACGCCGTGCGCTTGGTGCCGTTCGAGTTCAACGTCGAGCAGGCCTATGTGCTGGAGTTCGGCCCGACCTACTTCCGCATCTATAAGGATGGCGGCCAGGTAACGTCGGGCGGCTCGCCGGTCGAGGTGACAACCGTCTACACCGCTTCGGATCTCGACACGCTCAAGTTCGCCCAGGCAGCGGACACGATGTACGTCGTCAGTCCGAACCATCCTATCTACAAGATTACGCGCACCAGCCACACCGCCTGGACGATCACAGAAGTAGAGCTGCAGCGCGGCCCGATGCTCGACATCAACACGACCTCGACGACGCTGACGGCATCTGCGCGCAGCGGTAGCGGCATTACGCTGACCGCAAGCGCCAGCACCTTCCTCAGCACAGACGTCGGGCGCCTGGTCAAGATCCACGAAGGCTACATCAAGATTGACAACTACACCTCCGCGACGGAGGTGGACGGAACAGCGCAGGAACTCGAAGACGGCCGCGCAGAAATACTGCCGAGCTACACGGCGAGCACTCTCTCGTTCCATGAGGGCGACCCGGACGCCACCGGCCTGGAGCATAACGACCGCATCGAGGACACCGCCGCTTCTTTCGTGGACGAAGGCTTTAAGGCCGGTCAGACGATCGTCATCAGCGGTTCAGCCTCAAACAACACCAGCTCTGGGTTCCTGCTGGTAGACGTGACCGACAGCGTGCTGACGCTCGCCCCCGGCGCCGACCTGGCCGCGGAAGCGGCAGGCAGCAGCGTGACAATCTCCGGCAAGCTGGAGGCCACCGACAAGTGGGCTCTCGGCGCTTTCTCAGAGAGCACCGGATACCCGCGCGCTGTGACGTTCTACGAGCAGCGTTTGGTGTTCGCCGGCAACAACGACCAGCCGCAGACGCTGTTCTTCAGCCAGGGCGGCGATTTTGAGAATTTTGAAGCCGGCGTCGAAGACGACGACGGCATGGTCTACACGATCGGGTCGAACGAGGTGAACGTCATCAGGTTCCTCGCTTCGACTAGGAACCTGATCGTCGGCACGTCTGGCGGCGAGTTCGTTGTCCGCGCCGGCGGCGCCGACGAAGCGATCACGCCGACGAACGTGCAGATCAAACAGCAGACGGCGCATGGCTCGTCTGACCACACCCCTGTTCAGGCCGGCAACGCCGTCCTGTTCGTGCAGCGCGCAAAACGCAAAGTCCGCGAGCTGCAGTATAATTTCGACGTCGACGGTTACGTCGCGCCCGACGTCGCGATCATAAGTGAGCACATAACCGAAGGCGGCCTGACCGAGCTCGCTTACCAGCAGGAACCGGACAGCGTGGTCTGGGCTGTGCGCGGTGACGGGCAGATCGTCACAATGACCTACAAGAGAGAAGAGCAGGTCATTGGCTGGTCGCGGCAGATCATTGGCGGCACCGACGCCGTCGTCGAGCGCATTGTCACGATCCCAGGCGACCTGGACGAAGACCAGGTCTGGATGGTCGTGAGGCGCACCATTAACGGCGGCACGAAGAGGTATGTCGAGTACATTAAGGATTTCGATTTTGGGAGCGACGTTACCGACGCGGTGTTTGTCGACAGCACGCTCTCGTATACCGGCGTGTCTGATACGTTGAACGGTCAGATTAGCGCCGCGGCAACTACAATTACGCTGGACGACAGTACGTCGTTCTCAGCGAGCGGCGCCGTCAAGATCGGCAACGAGATCATTACCTACACTGGCAATGCAGCCAACCAGCTCACCGGCTGCACGCGAGCTGTCGTCGGAGTGGCGGCAATCCACGCGGACGGCGCGGCGGTAACACAGGCTGCGTTGTCGTTGTCTGGGCTCGATCACCTGGAAGGCGAAACGATCAACGTCCTGGCTGACGGCTCGGTCCACGCGCCCAAGACGGTAAGCTCTGGCGCGATCACGCTGGATCGCTACGTCACCAAGGCGCATGTCGGCTTGTCTTACAGCTCGACGATGACCACGCTGCGCGTGGACGCCGGCAGTGCGATGGGCACCAGCCAAGGCAAGATCAAGCGCATCAACGAGCTGACCGTGCGGCTGTATCGATCGGTCGGCCTCAAGGTCGGCAGAGACGCTGACAACCTCGACGTCGTGCCGTTCCGATCATCGTCGGCGGCGATGGACGAAGCCATCGCGCTCTACACCGGCGACAAGGAGATCGAGCTCAACGGCAACTACGACACCGATGGGCAGATCACGATACGCCAAGAACAGCCGCTACCGATGACCGTCCTCGCGGTCTACGCGACGCTGAGCACCTTTGATCAGTAATGCGCCTCGTGCCTTTCGAGGTCGCGCACTCGGAGGATCTCCTGAGCGGCGGCTTGAATGACGAAAGAAACCGACCGTCGAACAAGCTGGGAAATTTTGTTCCGGCGCTGGTGCAAGAAGGCATGGCGTTCACCGGAATTGATAACGGATATCTAGTCGGAGCTGCTGGGATCTATCCGCTCTGGCACGGCGTCGGCGAGGCCTGGCTTCTCGGCGCCGATCGCATGAAGAACTATCCGCTCTCTGCGGCCAGGATGGTGCGCCGCCAACTACATCAGATAGCCGCTGCACACGGAATGTGGCGCGTGCAAGCGGCGATGCGCAGCGATTGGCCGGAGCTGGCACGCTGGGCACGTTTTCTAGGAATGGAACACGAAGGCACGATGCGTCGCTACGGCGTAGACGGCCAGGATTATGAAAGGTGGGCTTGGGTCGATGGGCATTGAAGTAGCTCTGCTGTCAGCAGGTCTTGCTATGTCTGCGGTGGGAACGGCGGCCGCTGTCACAGGCAGCAAGGCCGCCGGCAAACAAGCGATTGCCGCAGGCGAATATAATAAGAAGATCGCCGATCGTAATGCGCGCGTTGCTGATCAGAACGCAGAATATCGCGAGCGTGTGGGCGAACGCGAGGAGCTGCGTTTCCGCAAGAAGTTCTCCAAGGTGCAGGCGCGCGCCGGCACGGCGTATCGAAAGTCCGGCGTCATCGCGAGCAGCGGCACGCCCCTGGCCGTGCTCATGGAGAACGCGAACGAGGCCGAGGAAGACATCCAGACCGGCCGCTTGCAAGTCGCGACCGAGGCCGGGCAGTTGAGAGAGCGAGCGACCGGCCTGCGGGTTAGCGGCGAGATCTCCATGCTGGAGGCCCGCGCCAGGAAGATGAGCTACGACATCCAAGCCAAAACAGCTCTCTTTAATGGCCTTTCACAAATGGCCTTTGGTGGCGCCCAGATAGCGCAGATCGCCTGATGCGAGTGCCGACTTACGAAACGCAGCGAGCGCTGCCGAAAGAGGGTCAGGGGCAGATACTGAACCTCCAGCTCAACTCTTCCGCTATGGAGGCGCCTGGCCGAGCGGCCGCTGCTGCTGGGCAGCAGCTTGCACAATTCGGGAAGCAGGTTGGCGACTTTGCTTTCAAGCGCGCGCAAATTGGCGCCGAGAGCGAAGCGGCAGAAGCGGCCAGCAAGTTCCAAATCGAGCTGTCCGCTGCGCAGGATAAAGCGCTCAAGAATCCGAACATGGAACAGGCGGCCAAGGGCTTCACGACCGAGAGCCAGTTGCTTTTAGACAAGTACAAGGCCGGCATGTCTAACAGCTTGGCGCGAAGCGCGTTTTCCAGCGCGGCTAATAAGCTGAAGACGCAGAGCGTCATCTCGTTCACCAAGCAAAACAACGCGCGAGTTCTGGAAGCCCGTAAAACGAACCTGGATATCGAGACGCAGTCGAGCACCAAGAGAGCGACCGATATCACGCAGTCCCCGATGACGCGTATGGAGGCCGCGGCGGAGGCGGTTTTGCTCCTCGAAGAGGCCACGGGCGATCTGGGTCCAGAGGACATTCAGGCGCGCCGCGAAAAGCTCTACGAGAATTTCGCTAAGGACACGCTGTCAGCTTACATCTCCAAGCCTGGCGCTGATGTGCTGAGCATCGTTTCCTCGTTTCGCGATGGCAGCATCGACGACCCGATTATTAAGGGCGCGACGGCTAACCTGACAGAGACGCAGCGCGCGACCATTGCCGACAATGCGCTGAAGCAGGCGAACCGCATCATCAAGCTGCGCAAGGATCAGCGCGAGGCAGCGAGCGCGGCTGCTGATGCAGACAACGACGCGAAGTACAATGCGATCGTCAACGTC